ACATCCGGATCTACCAATATCGACGGCGTTACCGTGCCGACATTGAGCCCGCCGAGCAACACCCCGGGGGTGCCAATCTTGCAGACCGTGTCAGCAGCTGCTGCCACCATGTAACCGTCTGTATCGCCGCTCTTGACGCCCACGGCAATCGTCATGCTGGCGGTATCGCCGACGTTATCAAAAGCCGCTGTGACATTTACACCGCACCCAACAGGGATTGCACCAACAGGTAGGTTGCTTGCGAAGTCAATCGACCCGGACGCACCGCCACCAAGAGCCGCCACATCCGCGTGCGTAAACGCCTTGGACATGGTGTGGATACGCGCCTCAAGCGCGAGACATGCGGCTCCAACGTTGGCTTGCTCATTAGCTCCGTCGGTGTAGTTGGTTTCGATCAAAGCCACGGCGGTCTGCAGTGCGTCGACATCGGTTTCAGCCTGCACGAGACCGGCGCCTACCGATGCCTGCTCGCCACCGTTGCCGGTATAGCGAGATTCCACGGACGCTATGCTAGCTCCCAATGCCGTGATACCTGCAACGCTCGCCTGCGTGGGGGAAGGTATTTGTCCCATGTTAGATTCCGTCCGTGTAGCAGATGGCCGTGGGGGTTTCGACGAGTACGCCCGCCGTGCTCACCCACTGCGGGATCAGTACCGCCAGAGCTTGTTGTATTGGGGTTTCGTCCTTGAGTTCTTGGGGCACGATCATTCGGGCCACATCCTCGCCGGTCGCCATGGTAATCATGCGTGGACCGGTGCCAGCAACATCTTTCAAATTTGCTCTGCTCCAAGACACAAATCGCACCCCGGGATAGGCCGCTTGCAGCTGCTGCAACAATGATACATTGGTGAGAGCATGTCGCGAAGTTGACAAATAGAACATGCGATCCGGAGGTATAACCACGAGATTCGCGGTGCGATTCTCGAGAGTCTCCATTTCGACATGCTTGATCGAAGCCTCTACGTCGCGCGCGATTTCGTCGAACGTGGCACTAAGCCACGTAGTTCCCCCGGCGGCTTTCGCGCATGCGGTCAAGAGCGGGACCGCACCAGTACCCAACGCCGTCATAGCTGTTGCAGCGCTACACGTCAACGTGAACAGCCCGGGCAGTCCTTTGGTAGCGAGATGCTCACCGGCTGCTATCGAGTCTAGAAATCGCTCAACGATCCCTTGCACCGTCGTGGCTTCGGTCGCCGGCAGATTGATGTTTGTCTGCGCGGCTTTCTCTAAGTCGAAAATGCTGTACCCGTAGGAATACCCGAAATGCAGGATGTTGATAAATGCATCGGCTCGGCTGATCGTGGGACGCGGCAAATCGCCAACGGGTCCGGTAGCCCCGATCAGCTTTGGATCGTGCTCACCGGACATTCTGAATTCACTGTGCTGTACACGATCCGCCCACGTGGGAACGGAACCGTCCACAGGCAGGATGCTGCGAAATCGACTAGGCCGGAACTGCTGAATCCTCGCCGCAGCGACGAAATCGAGTTGTCTCTGGAGTAGAAGCGTCATTGATTTTCCTTACTTTATGCGGATTCGCTAGCAGGCAGATTGACTCGGAGTTTGACCACGCCGGCACCAGTGCTGGTGCTGACGGCGCGGCAGCTCGGCAGATAGGCCACAGTAGCCCCGCCGCCGTCGTTATCAGAGCGCACGGCGCCCAGTTGCAACTTGCCGGCGCCGTTGGCAGTGTGTCGGCAATACACTCGAGCGCCGGCTGCAATGGCATCCTCGCAGATAACCCAAATGGTGCCCTCGTACACAACCTCACCGACCGACAGGGCCGGGAAATCGTTCGTTGTTGCAACGTCTGCGGGCGCTGGCTGCAACGGATTGTAGGCAGTCACGCCAATGGCACCAGCCACTAGCGCCGCGCTCGACGGCACTACAGCCGCGTCGTCCGCGACGCCTTGGCACACGACCACACCAGCGGGCAAAGCCGCTGTGAACTGATAGTGCGAACTGCCCTTGCACTCGCCGGCTTTTTCGCCGCGATAAGGGGTTACGGTTTCTGCGAAAGTCTGCATGTTACTTGCTCCCCAAAGCGGCAATCGCCTGAGACAATTGAGCGGTCAGGTTCGCCGGGTCCGGATCACCTTTCCAAAGATTTTTGGTGCTGTCGGCAATGTGCTTTGCCGCGTCATTCACAGGCGGAGTCGCTCCGCCGAGATTGTCTCTGTTGAAATCATGGGCTGCTGTGGTCGAGTACTTTGCCGCGGCCTCGATGTACGCGTCCAGATAGGTGTCCGTCACACCGTCGTTCACGATGAACTTGGGGTCAAACCTGCCAATCACAGCAGCTTGCACTTCGCGTCGGGACTTGCCGTCAAAGACAAAGTCTTTCGGCAAATGCGGGGTAACCTTAGCGCGGAACGCTAGCTCGCTCGCGACGCCGTCAGCAATCTGCTTGGGCAACGCTGCTTGTGTAGCGGCTGCGGCGGCATCGGCTGCTGCAACCTTGGCGGTCAAGGTTTCGTTAGCGGATTTCAGCACGGCAATTTCAGCGCTGCCGTCGGTGATCAGCTTAACCAGCGCCGTCACGTCCTGCGCGGGTGCGGGATTGGTGGTTGGGTCCGCAGCATCAGCCACGAAACAGGTGTCGGACAAAGAATCATTCATGTTTTCACCGTCTGAAATCAATACTCTCGCGTCGCGTCCTGCGCGCGCAAATCCGTTTCCGCCAAATGCCACGTGGTTAGGCACAAAATTTCGAAACACAACATCATAGGATTCACCATCCGCAGTTACGCCAGGCGTCCAATCACGAGTGCAATCATACGCACAAGAGCACTCGGTAAGCGTGCGGTTGACGACGCCCTGTAGTGCGTCGGCTGCATTGATTTGCAGATCGGCTTGCGCCCAAGAGACGCCGTCCACGACAGTCAGATCTTTTCGCTGCTCGCGCACAGAGCCTTTTGCCAGCTGCCCCCACGTACTAGGTGACACGCCGCCAGCGGGGTGCCCGATGGTGATCGGTGCGCCAGTGAAATCAGCCTTGGCTACTTCCTCGGCCGGGCGATAAGCGCGTACCGTAGTGCCGTCCGGGCGTCTGTACTCCTGGACACCCGCGCGACCAATGCGCGCAGGCACAATCAGACCGCCCCCAGGGGAGGGCCTTATTTTGCCTAAAACGCCGCTATCTACAATCACAGACGTGACGATAGCATGCCTTACATGTATTGTCAAGGCAGATTGGCACGGGGCTTGCCGCTAGGTCTTATTTGCGCTAGGACGCAGGCCGCGGGCCGCCAGCACATCCCCGGGAGCGAGCTGCTTGCTCTCGGTCATCCGCAGCCCGCAGTTGACACATTGCAGCCAAAGTGCTTTGGCGTTCTCTTGCATTAACTCAAACCAATGTTCGCGATCGTGCGCGCACAGGGATATGTATTCGCGTTCTTTTTGCATTTTGATCCTAAGCAGGCAGCACCGGATCGGCATGGCATCGACACTCGTAATCCTTGCCCGGGTTGCGCCGGCGCTCGGGCGCTCCTTGGGCAACCCGACTTGTGTTGACGACCGGAGGGGCGTCATACCGGAAGCGCTTACCTTCAAGCATTGCGTGGTCGTGTCGGACCGTGCCGTCTTTTGATGTACGCCAATTGTACTCGACAATACCCAAAGACTCGTGCTTGCTCTGCACAATGTCTGCGTGCAGTTTGAGCGTTTGATCTCGAGCCCAGAGTTTCGCGCGACTCTCACTAACTCCAAGCGTCTCTTGCAGCTTGCTGGTCAACCCTTTGACATGCACGCCGCTATTCTGTTGCAGTACATCTTGCACTTTGCTCAAGTGCTGCGTCGCAACCGTCTTGATTAGGTTGACGTTCCGCGTCTGGAACGCGTTCACGATTTTCTGGCTGCCGGCTGCCTTAGCCATGTCGATGCCCGGCAGCTTGTGCAGATCTTCGTCAACCCCCGACACGATCGTCCGCACTGCGCGCACGATCCATTTCAAGGCGCGAGCCATAAAATCGCTCATGCCGTCCTGCGCTAGCGTGCCGGTTGCCTCGGCATGCACGCCGCGCACCACGAGCAGGTACGCAGTCTCGACAGCCAGCACAGCGCCCGGCGGTGTGCCGTGCGCACCGACGATCATCTCGGCCCGCTGCGTGCGCCGCGCCTCACTCCTCCGCAGGGGGCTTCGCGCCTGCGGGCGGCGCTTGCTTGGGCTTCGCGCCTGCGGGCTTCGCTTGTGTCTGGTCATCGGCTCCTTGCTGCTGCTGCTGCGCGGCAAGTTCCGCCGCTGCTTCTTGGGCTTGCTGATCGGCTAGCGCTTTGGCTTCTTGCTCAGCAATGTCTTTGCGCACCTCTTCCGGATCAACATTCAGCCCCAACGAGCCGTCCGCAATGCGCGACAAAGCCACGTCCAAAGCATTTACGCAACCGATATCTACGGACCAGATTTTATCAGCTTGCGCGTTCTGCAAGCGTGTGGTCGAGATCTCTTTATCGGTCTGTTCCCACAACGACGGCCAGCGCAACGCAACTTTTTTGCCAAGACACCAGCTCATTAACTTCTGAAGCTTGATTGCCGATCGGGCGCGATACTCGCCAACGCTATCGTAGAACTGCCGTATGTCGTTCTCGCCCGTGGCGTTCATGCCGGCGGGTTCTTGCCCAAAAAGTTTGGTGGCGGGGAGATCAGCACCGCCGGCCATGCGCAAGTTGATCTGCTGCATTAGCTGCGGCAGAGATGCAAACGACACTTCAGTACGCTCGAAAGACTCGTTACCATCCGCGTCCAAAAACAGCGTTCGGATCATGCTTTTGCTGGCGGCGATCGTGGACATGCGCGCCTGCGCAAGAGACTGATCTTTGCTCGATAGCATTCTGAAAAGGCCTTGGAGTTTCATTACCCCAACCGAAGCCTCGTCCAATAAATTCGATACCCCCGCCCACGCCATATCATAGTCGCGCAACGTTTCATTGACGGACTGCAGCACAGATTGCCATGGACGAATCTGCCCCGCTACTGTTGGCTGTGCACGTGGCACGCCCTCGCAGATAATCGACCGAGAAATATGAAACCGTAGATTGTTGCGCGGATGTTGCCCGGTCACGCGCAGGATAACCGGCAATCCGAAGCGCTTGCTGTTTGCGTCGGTTTCTTTTTGCTCGACCGTGAGCATGTGCCACGGCACCACATCGAGCCACAGCACTTCGTTGCCGGCGGCTCCAGGCTCGGGCGCTTCCTCGGTTGGCTGCCCCGTTGCGAACCCCGGTAGTATCAGAGCGCCACCAAACAAACGCCCGCTGAATAGCCCTTGCAGGAAAACCCCTTGTGGGTACAGCTCATGTTGGTTGAGCGCGTGCCAGCGTTCCCGATCACTTTCGTCGATTCCCGTTGGCTCTTTGCGAAATGCCTGCTGCGGCAGCAATTCGACGATGCGCTTTGCGAGCCAATTTTCATTGTACAGCACGTCAAGCTGTTGACTTGTCAGCTCGGGTTGCGCCTGTAGCGTGGTGTTGCTGCGCTTGTCACGGCTCGTACCCATGCCGCTGATAGTGTTGAGCCAGCCATCTAGCGTCAGTGTGGATAGGGGGTCGGGCTGGGCGGGTGCTGTTTGCTCTGGCATCACATATTTTCCAATACTTCGCGCCAATCGACCATAGCACCATCCGCTAGATAATCAAGTGCTTGCGTCATTGTGTCCACCCGGTCGTTGGCTTTTTGATTCGGAAATCGAACTATCTCGGCTAAAAACTCAGCGACCGTCGGCATTTCCTCGACCGGAGGTAATTTGATCCAACCGGCCTCTGCTTTTGCGCTATGTCTCCGAGCGCGGTCTACCTTAGACGTATCTGGGTTGATCATCTGAATTGGTATTTTCACCAAATCGCGCACCTCGGATTCTAGCGCCGGTCCGTTCGCTTTGTCCTCCAGCAAAATCTTGGCTGCATTCTTCCACAATGGACGGCTCTGCATTGACAGGAAAAGCTTCTTTGTGCCTGCATAATTGTCGTGGACGCGCACCTCATCCAGCAACCAATACTCGCTCCCAACCTTGGCCCACAGAGCGCCGTGCACCCAACTGTCTGCTGTCCCTTTTCCTGTACGCCCTTTGAATCCAAGATCCCACGACTGCACAACCAGCATGTCGTTGACTCGCGGCAGCGGCAGCGCCCACGTGCCGAACCAGGCGGCCTCGAAATAGTTGCCCTTTTCCGGCACAGGATTTTGTTGCAACTGCGCGCTTGCGTTTTGCGCGGTGCCTAATGCAACCTCAAGCGCGGATACTTTTTCTTCGGAATACCGCTCCTCCCAAAGCAATTCCCCCGCCTGCGTGCGAATGTCGAGATTACCCAGCGAGCAACCCATATCCCACGGACAATTCGGCACGTACCTCATTGGATAACAAACATGCTCGTATCTATGCTTCGCCGGCAACCGCAGCATGTAACCGGCCAGATCATCGTAGTTGATCCGCTGCATAATAATTAAGCGGCTGCCTCCAGGCAACAACCGCGTCGAAAATGTCATTTGCCAGTTTTCGACGGTCTTGGATAGCTGATCGGGGCTAGTTTCATCGGCTTTGTCTGCATCGTCGCAGACAATATGGTCGCCATGGTGCCCGGTAACAGCACCGCCCATTTGATACGCGAGGCGCACGCCTCCTTTTGTGTTACGGATCTCGGCTTCTGCCGGACTCGTACGCTCGCATCTAACATCGGGGAACATCGCTTGGTATAGCGGGCTCCGGATCAAACGCAAAAACTGCCTGGCTATCTGGTGCAGTTTGTCCCGATCATAGCTCGTGAAAATGAAGCACCGCTTCGGGTCAATCAACGCCCAGACAAAAGCAGGCCAGAACACCTGAATCCAAAGTGTCTTGCCGGTGCCCGGAGGCACGTTGATCACCGTGTCGCGCATGCGTTTGTGTGCGTGTTCCTCGAGCACAGCCGCCAGCATATGCAAATGCCAGTTATCGCAAAACTCGGATGTCTCCCCACTGTCGCGCCAGAACAGATCGACAAACGCGTGCATTGGTTCTCTAGAGAGGGACAACTTGGCGTGGCCCGCTTCGGCTAGTAGAGACAGGGTGTCTACGGTCAACAGAGCACCCGGTGCCCAGACAAACAATCCGCGATTATCCGGTTAGCGCCCAAGGAGCCCCGGGCTATTTTAATTAGGAAATCAGCAAATTCTGCGGGAGTGGCCGCAGCCTCTTTTTCCCCCAGAACCGGCTTAATCCGGTCGAACCCGCCGACCTGATGGGTCCCGGGATTGCGTTCCCAACGCGCTTCGCCTGGGTAGTTTGCTCCTACGTAGTACAACCATGTGCGTTTCTGCGCTCTATGCCCGTACGCGCTCTGGAATACCTCGCAAACGTAGTGCTTGCGCCAATTTGGACCGCGTTCGGCAAAACACCAGCCAATCCCCGGCTTTGGCAGCTCGAAAGCTTTCCAGGCTTTTGAGAAAGCCGGGTGCTCAAGCACCCCACCCCAGGCCCGAACGTTTTTCAAGGCACTCGCAAAACAACCCCCATCATTTCCGGGTCGATTGTGCTCGCCACCCCAGCGTCTGAAGTTTAATGCCGCGAAATTTGTCCACCGTTGGCAAGGTGGGTGGCAGACCACTGGATGCGGCCCCGTATAAAGACGTGCGTCTCGATCCGCATCCCAAACGTCCACGCCAGAAATGCGCGAATAGATACCGTCTGGCTCAACGAAAAGCGCAGCTACGTCAAACATTGTGCCGCATTGGGTGACAATCGGTGTTGGTTTCATTACCCAGCCCCGCCCGAGTTCCGCCCATACGGCGTCATAACGTGTGCGCGGAACCACTTCCAGTATGCGACCGCTTCGCGCGCGTCGTCCAACGCCCGGTGCTTGCCAGCCCCTGACTGCGTCCCAAATCCGCCGGGGTACATCAACCGGACCATTTCGCGAGCAGACGACAAGTCAAAGCACCTGTGATTCAGGCACGCAGCGACGAATTCGGGCGCGTACTCGCTCAACCAATTGCGGTCAAAAGGCGCGTTGAAATTCGCGATCGGCGGTTTGTCTGGCGACCACAGCTGCCCGATCGTGCACAGCCACGAATCGAGTTTGTCTCGGTCTACCGTATTTTCGCGGACTTGCAGATCTGCCCACAGTCCACCGCGATCGTGCATGTCGCGCACGTACGGGTCGCATTCCTCGCGCTTAGCTAGTAGGAGTTTTGGCGGATAATAAATCAAAGCCGAGTCCGCGAAAACTTCCTCGCCGGAGGGCATGTCCACGACAGACACGCCTACTTCAAGGAGCCAGTCTTTTTGGGGGTTGAGACCCGTGGATTCAATATCGATAAATGGGATTAGCATTTGCGTTTGGCTCCAATCACGCGAGCATGAGACACGCTTCAGGATAATACTCTGTTTGGGGGACACCATCTTCCGAATGCCACGCGCAAAGCACTTTGGCGTCGTCCCTATTCTCGTATACGGTCATTGCGTGACCGCCGCTATTCAGTTGCACCACATCGCCTATGTCGAATTTTTCGTGCATTGTATTTGGCTCCTTCGCCACCGGTTCCCAAACTAGCACACCCCGCCACGGGTCTCGAGTTCTTTTAACGCCGCCCACACATCCGGAGCCGCGCTTATGTAGATGGCTGGCGCGCAATCGAACAGCAGCGCGTCCGCTCCGTGTCGCTCGGGACTAGGCGACGGCCAGATCCACACCCCGGCCGCCGGCAGTGCTGTCGGCGGCTCGAGCTGTGTAAAGTACGGCACCCCCGTCAAAAAAGCGAATAATTCGTCAACGGTTAGTATTTCCACGTGTTCCTTTGCCGGTGCGGGCAGTGCGTCGTTGCACCACACAACCTCTTGGCTCTTGGCTCCGGGCACTCCGCACATTTTTTCACGTATACCCGACACTTCGTGTGAATATACGAACGGCAGCCAATCAGCCCCCTGCTGTTCGCAAACAATAACCTGTCCGGGCAGCGCCCGGCACCACGCCGCAAGGGGCTGATAATCAATGTCTTTGAGACCGTGCTTATAGCTGCTACACTTCACATGTTGATACGGAGGGTCGATAAACCACGTGGCTTCGATTCTAGGTACTTCCCAGTATGGGCAGCACAGCGCCGACCAGTGCCGAATCTCTTGCACAGCGGATACGAGATAATCCCGTGTATTACGGTGCCACATGCCTGTATTTCCTCCGTCTTGTCCGCAGCCGTGCGCTCGACACCACGCGCTATCACCCGTCGTGATATTGCTGATCGTCCACGCAGAACCGCGTCCGGTACGTTGCCACCGGCGCATCAACTCAGAGGCTCCTTTGCTGAGTCCGAGCGTGCGAATATCCTGCCCCGTCACCAGACCAGTAACGGGCATAGCGGCTATTTCGTTCGGATCTGCGGCAATGAGCCACTGCCAGAGATCAATCACTTCACGATCAATATCTGCTAACAGCACATTGTGCTCGCGATACCGCGACGAATACCCGGCCCCGCCAGCAAATGGCTCGATAATCAGCGGATAGCGCGGCGCGGGGTAGTACTTGCTGCTCCGGTATTTAGACCCAAAATACTTGAACATAGGCCTGCGTTTACCGGGGTGTGCCGGCGTGGTTGCTGCTGTGCTAGTCAATGCCCGATCCCCCGCAGGTTCTTGATCAGGTCGTTGATCTGCTCAATAGTTGCATCCGGCGGCAAATGCAAGTGCTGCTCGGTTGGCAGCCCAGCGGCACGCGCCGGCAGCCCTACGATTGCCTCGGACAGACCGATTAATTCCTTTGGCGTGAGCACCGGGTCTACGCCGTCTTTGCTACGTGCCAGCAACTTTTGCAGCTCAATACAGCAGGTCTCGGTACCAAGAGAGAGCATAAGTTGCACGCGTTCCGCTGGTGTGCTTGGGATTGCTCGACTATTGTCGTACGCTATCGCGCGCCCCGCCCAATCGAATTGCGTCGCAAGTCCCGGATCGCTCGGCGCTGCTCGCTGTACTGGTGCGACACGCAGCCATGCCAAAAACATCCGGTAATAAAAATCCGGCTCATCGAGCCGCTGCTGCCAGGGCTCAATGCGCGTTAAAGCCAAGCTACTCATCGAAGTCCGACCCCGCAAAATCTACATCCGATCGCTCATCTCGATATGCATCGCAAATACTCGACAATTCCTCGCTGTCGAGCAACACGCGTTCGAGAGTGGGATTCAAGCTGCTGCACAGCGGCTTATCCCGGCGCAACCGCACGCACACCGGATGCGGATCACAATCCACTTTAACAGTATCGAGATCTACTACAAACATACTGGCTCCTAATCAGAGCCTAGCACGCGCCGCGAGGCGCGCAAGTTACTTCTTTTTGGGCTGGACAACAACGATCGGCCCAGGCTGCTCCCGAGTCATAGCCACATGCTCGTCGCGCGCACCCCGGCGTGCGGCTTCGTACGCTATTGATTCGGTGCTGGGCTGCACGCGTAGCGCGGCCTGCGTAGCGGTTTCGTGGCACTGGGCCAGCTGCGCAGCTGCCGTAGCGGTGCGCGCGTTGACCAAGCCCGCCCCGGCTATGATGCCCGCGGCAATAACCGTGCCTGCGAACGCCAGCCCATACCCTAGCACTGTGCGGCTGGTGCGGTCTTTCGCCGCAGCCAGTCGATCTGCAGCACACTGTGCTCTGCACAATCCGAATTGCCCGTCCGTCTTAGCCAAGCGCATTGACACATCCGTCAATTTGCCGCTCACCATAGAGAGCTGCTTTATGAGCGCATCGAAAGCATTGGCCAGATCGGTCGTGGTGGCCAATGGCGAGAGTCTTTTAGTAGGGGTTTTTTCGTCGCGGTCAGTCATGACACATTCGCTTTCTCGAGGGCAGCAGCCACGAGCGGTTCAATCGAATAGAAAATAGGATGCTTCGTCACGATGCTGCAGACACTCTCGGCAACACGCCCAGGGCTGCCGTAGTTGCCTTGTATTAGTGCCAGTAAATCGCCGTCCACCGATTGCACCATTGCGTGATGCTGAAAGGGCTGATCGAAATAAGCCAAGTCGCCGGGCTGCGGATCTTTCGTCGCGGACAATTTACGACTGAAATACAATCCAGTCCACTGCCAATCGCACAATTCCACCTGCCTCAAGCACCAGAGATAAAACACCCCACACCAAGCATATTTCTTGCCTGGATTGTTGCCCTGCACTTTAAGCCAGTATTCAGCTGGCGCCGTGTTTCCCAGTTCGCAACAGGCAATTTCCAAAAGCTTGGCTCGAATCTCGTTCACGGCACGTCCGCAAAGTCAGCATCTGCGCCATCGTCGATGAGGGTCTGGGTTTCGTCGGACGAAATCCAAAACCACCCGTTGAGTCCGAAGTCTGTCCACGAGGTGCGATACCATTCACGTCCACGCTCTTTATCAAAGCCGAGATACGAGTACTCGTGCCCGCCACGCACACTTCCGCCAACATGAATTTGCCCGCACCGATCAGGCTCATCCATTTCCGTTGTCCAATTGCTCCCGAAGATGCCGCCGCGCGATTGAATTGCCGCGTGCATATCGGCGAGCGTGTTGGCGTTCGTGTAGCTCTTAATGTATCCAAAATGCACAGCGGTTTTCATCGCGCTGTTGCCATCCGAGCCGGTGTCAACTTGTGGATATGCACCGTCAAATGGGTCGTTGTTCGTTTCCCAAATGTACCAAGTTGTCATCAGTACATTTGGAATTGTGAATGCGAACGGCTGCGCCGACAGCGCGCCAAAGAGCGCTCCGATAGTGCACATGCCGATGCCGTCTTGATCATACGCAGTGCATGGCGGCTTACCCTTGAGCTCTGGAGTGCAGTTGGGCTGCCACAACACCGACTGCACTCGAACGCCGGTGTAGTGCCACGGCTGGACGCTACGCATGCGTTTGGGCGTCACACGTCTGCCTAGATGGTGACGCACGACTGGTCCGGTTTTTTTGGCTTTGGTGCACTCAGGCCATGCAATGGCAACTGTCGAGCCTCCTGTCGCCGCTGTGCCTCCTGTCGCCGCTGTGCCTCCTGTCGCCGCTGTGCCGCCCGTGCTGGCGTCAGGGGTCGGACTGACCGGGTCCTTTGGTGCCGGGCAGGCGAACAGGCACAGCGCCACGGGGAGTGCGAGCAGGACGCGCCTCATTTAAATATAACTTTCTTGGCCGCGTCGCGTTGCAGATCGACAACTTTCGCATCGCGCAACTCGGCGGTCTGGTAGCACAGCAGCTCGGCGCCGGGAATGCCGGACGTCTCGACACTGATACAGTATAGGCCGTCGCAGGGGCTTTTGATCGAAGGTGTGAACAGTCCGCAGCCTGTCAGCAACACGAGCGACAAGAGCGTCGTCTTGACCGCTTTGGTCGTTGCCG